TATGTCTGTTCTCTGGATGGAAGAGAGCCTCGTTCAGCGCCTCGTTATTCAATTCGAGAAGACGCATGATGATGTCTCTTTTCTGTGACCAAGCTAATGGGAATTGCTCCGACAACTCAGGTTCAACCTGTCCTACTTCACCATTCATCTCCGCCTTTCTAATCCAAACGTTGACAAAAGAATTTTTTCCCTGGCTTTTGACGATCTTCTCATCCGTTTTCATGTTCTTCGCATAGCACTTGACTGCTTTGCTTTCCACGTCAGACCAGAAGAATGAAATCATCTTGTAGATGATCTGTAATCTTTGCAACGCTTGCGCGCGACTCATGCTGTATTCGGAGGCGGTGTCACTGCCTCCTTGCATTGTTCCTCCGTAGACGGACGGTACAGTTCCAAGAACAAACTGACCAGCAGTTTGTAGATCGTCATGGAACTCTTTGTGTTCCCTCGATAAAAGCGCCGCACGATTCGTGTAAAAAGCCGCGGAGATGTTTCCTCCAACGGGTGCTTTGACAGGATATAGAGAGCCTGGAGAAACCTCCATCGATCTATATTTTTGTAGGTCAATGACACTAGAGTCAACAAACGTTTCTGGTATTCCGTGTCGTATGGTCTCGACAGTAAGCTGGAATACTTCATTGGTCATTTCCTGGATAGGAACAAGAGGATTAGCATAAGGCTGACCATGCACACGATCCAAGATAGGATCAACAGACACAGTCCAGTATTCGTCCATATCCTCGTCATTAACTTCCGCAAGGACATCATTTATGTAGATAGCTCGTAGCCCACTTGGAAACTGCGCTTTGAGAGCCAAGACGCGCTCATCGTCAGATTTCCCCACTTTATTGAACATCCAGGGGCGGAGCCAAATCTGACGACAGGTGCAAATCTCGGCATCATCATCTGAAGCCGAGATACTTGGCGTTCGCGCCCATCGATCGTATCGATCACTATCAGCAGTAGGAACGATCTGATCTGCAATATGAGGGAACTTTTCCTGCATCTCAGCAACATCATGCTCATCATTCAGAATCAGATAACCTGACTGCTGTAGGGTGCGCGCCCGTGGCATGATCTGGACGTTGATTGCACCATACAGTTCAATGATCTGGCGTGACTTCGCTACAGTTTCTTCCCAGTCGAGTTCCTGAATAGGCTCTTCCTCTGTCTCGATCATAGGAGCTACATTCGCTCCACAGTTCGGACAAATCTCTGCGTTCGGTGGAGGAGGCTCCATCATGCCTGTCATTTGAGGAGGCATCTCCGCTTCAGGTGGAGGAATCATGGCTTCATCAGGTATGCCTTCCAGACCCATAGCTTCCGGTGGCGCACCTGCATCAGCAGGCATGTCCTGCTCCATCACGGACTCAACCGGAGGAGGTTCTACAGGAGCCTCTGTCTGCGGGAAGGCATTGTTCTCGATCGACGTTTCTGCACCTTCAGGAACTGGCATCTCCTCTATTGGACTTCCGAGCTGGTCGGCAAGCCCGGAGGTGTTCATCGGCTGAACAGCTAGGTTCTCCCCACATTCGGGACAATATCCTACCTTGTTTTTGAGAACACCCTGACGGAAATGCTGAACCGTTTCTGTACCATACTTTGAGTTCTGGTCGTTGAACGTGTATGCAGCTATGATTCCTTGGTTGTATAACAGACCAATAGCTTTCATGAAAAGGAACGGAGCTTTATTGTGCTTCCTTATCAATTCAGCGAGGCGCGTGTAAGCCTGAGCAGTGTAAATGTCCTGAGCTTCGTCGGCATCGGAGGGATAAAAACGGGTCGCTGGAATTGCTTGAGCGATAGCAGATATGACGACTTCGCCGTGGGCTTTGTAGATGTTGACGATTTTGTTTTCGATGTCTGCTTCCTCGGCGTAGTCATAATCGTCGTCCGGATTGTCCGAGATAAATCTCCAGTCATGTGCCACTTCAGAGAAGTAGATGTTCTGCAATCCTTCCCAAAAGTACTCGTTACGCTTCAAGACCTTCATCATCTTGTCACGAGCAAACTGGTCCCTGTAATCTATCTGGCTTACAATAGAATCCAGAGCTTGCTTTAGCTCGGCGGAGAGGATTTCGTCGTCTGCGTTATTCGTCATTTCTTAGACCAGAACTTCAACATGTCAGCTTGGAGATTCAGCATTCGATTATTTGCAACAGTATAAAGACTTGTTTGATTACTACGATCTAGACCTCTATAAATTTCTTGCATAATAGGACCATGATTCTGATTCATCTTAAAAATCGTTTGATCAAGAGCAGACTTGATGTCACCTTCAGTTAACTGAGGCAACTTGCCCTTCTTGTAGAGCTTGACCATGTCGTTGTAGACCTGATCATAGAATCCAGGACCACCTTGTGGATTGTAGTCCTCATGGAGTTTGTTACCCTGGTAGCTCTTAAATGCACGACCTCTATCAATCCCTACGATACCGTTCGGGGTTCGGAGGAACTGAGCGCCGTGTGCATCCATATTTCCCGTAAGCCAATCAACAGGGTGATTCCTGATTACGTCCCTGAGTTCTTCAGCAGTGAGGGTCGTGAGGTCAACCTCTTTAAGGGTCGGCCAATTCATGTTGTTTCCGACCGCGGCCTGCATCGTCCCTGTCTTACCATTCATTACTTGCTTCTCTATCTTAATAGGATGCAAGCCTGATAGATTAGCAACCTTGTTTGCCGAGACTTCCTGGTCTGCAAAGTAGGGTGGATTGGCTTCCTTGAATAGATAGTCCTGACCACCCTTAGTATAAATTGACTTGCTCTTTGTTCCACCGAGCATATCCTCAGCATCTGCTACCTTGAGCTTGTATCCTGTATCAGCAGCAGGAGCAGCGACCTTAGTAGCCCCAGGCCCGGCAATCAGGTCTTCAATCGGCTTGACTTTAGGGCTACCTGATATCCACTGTCCATTCGGCATCTGCTTCATGTATTGCGTGACAAACGGATATGAAGAAGCATCTGCCTGAAAGAATGCGAGCTGTAACTTAGCAAAGTCGGAAGGCTCCATCCCAATCTTCTGAGCCTTCTTTACAAGTTCATCCGCAACCTGCTGTGGTGTGAGCTTGCTCGATCCTTGAAGAAGCGAACCAATCATGTCATGATTAAAAAGCTCTGTAGCAAGCGCGATGTCCTCCTCAATAAAACCTTCCTTCTTAAGAATCTCTGTCATGATAGGAACAGTATGCGAGTGCTGCAAAGCCTTGTCACCCGCAGCTAGAGCTCCAGGCTTTCCGATGTCGTGTAACGGGAGCGCCACGTTCATCAAAGATTCTATATTTCCTCCCCAGCGGTTAGAGATATCTGCGTAATCTTCTGGAGTTAACTGGGTCTTCCACTGCTTGAGCACGTCCTTTGTGTGGGATTCGATGCTACCCATCTCCGTCCCACTGTGCTTAGCAAAGTTCTCTTCGACATTCTTATAGGTATTCTTCAGATAATCTAGAGTGCCCTCAGCATCTAGATCATGGATCGCATCCTTGCCTAGAGGTTCAAGAGGACTATCTACAGGAGGAAGTTTACCTACGTCATCGAATCCGGGTATACCTTCAGGGAGTGCAGAAGGAAGTTTACCTGTATCAGTAGCGGCATGACTAGGAGTATTAACTATATCGCCAAGAATATCATCAGCAAGATAAGGCTCAATAAAATTCTCAAACGTAGAGGGATACTTTGAGGCAAAGTATTGCTGCGATGGTATATCTAGGTCTGAGAACTTAGCCACAGCCTCTTGTGGACTGCTATCAAACTTCCCTATGTAGTTATCGTAAAAGCCTTCGGCGTTCTGCTCAGTATAATCCGCAGCCTTCTTCCCGACTGGACCGTATGTTGGATCGTGTGGCGCCCAATCTAAAAATGCTTTATCGGGATGAGAGTTGATGTATGCGTCCGCTTCAGCAGGGGAATCAAAAGTTCCTAGTGTCTTACCACTTCCCGGATCAAAGACATCTACCTTAGTGCTTGCTGACGCAGTTTCATCAAACAGCTTATCGGTAGTATCTCCAGCCCAGTCAGTAGGTTCTTCTACACTACCAGCCTTCTTTGTATCCCAAAGCTCCTGGACATCAGCCGCAGCCTTATCGTGTCCTGTATCATTCAAGTAATCTATCGCGGACTGATGTGCGTTCTCTGGAGTCATCTCCGGATGCACGAGCTTCATATGAGCTATATCAAAGAAGTCGTCTGCGGATTTTCCTCCAGGAATTGGAACATCATGTTCCTCCCAGATACTCTGAATATCCTTGTAGTGTTGCTCCATCGTGGCTTCACCAGCCGTCGGTGGAGCAGCCTTCTCAGCCATACCCTTTACAGTCTTTGCAGAGTATGGGTATTCGTTCTCGAAGTATTCCTTGGCCTCATCGCTTAGATCGTTCCATGCCTTAACAATAGGTTCGTTATCTCCACTACCTACAGTTTGGGCGTAGATATTATCGAAGTTCTGCATCTCCTCGTGAGGAGACATCTTTTCCCACTTGTTACCTGTATCTGGAACGAAGCCACCCTTGACAAACTCTATCGCTTCTTCCTCAGAGTGTCCCTCGCTCTGAAGTTTAGCAACCTTAGACCAGTCATCTGAACTAAATAGTGGCGTAATCTTCTTGCTAGGATTCTCTTTCTGCCACTCCTCAATAGCCAGCCACTTCATGCTATCCAGAGCGTCTAGCTTATCGCCACTAGCCTTCGCATGGGCAAGAACTGAAATCTCACTTTCAGTAATAGGCTCACCATGCAGTGATGGTCCAGTACTCGTAGGATCTGAGACCTTACCAGACATCTTCATCGATGCCTTGGTCTCTTTTAGCTTCTTTGCGGCGTCAGCCTCTGAGATTCCAAAAGCCTCAGCAAGATCCTTGGCTGCGGTTTTCTCTCCAAGAGTCATTCCCTCGAAGATATCTACTTCAGCTGGAGTATAAGTCTCACCTGTAATCGTATGATATGGTCCGGGATAGTGCTCCTTGTAAAGAGCCTTAGCCTCAGGACTCATCTTAGCGAGTTTCTTCTTAGCCTCTGACATTGGCCCGGAAGAATTAAGATATTGCTCGACTTCGTTCTGGATGCTATACTGCTTCTCGTAATCCTTAACTGCAATGAGCTTATGCTTCTGTAATGCAGTTAGTTCCCGTCCAGCAGCTTCAAGCTCCTTGAGAGTTCCTTGCTCGTATGTCGAGATAGGCTTGCCCATAAACGAGGGCGCGCCTTGAGGCTTCGGAGGAAGTGCCTTGTTTGGAGGATACTTTATATCAGGCTGCGACACTGGAGGCAGCGGAGCCTGAGCCTGAGGCTGTACAATCTGTGGATGCTTCGATACCTTCGTTGGCTTTGCAGGGCGCGCTCCAGGTAAAGGACTAGATACTCCACCCGGAGCGTCGGCAGGAATAGTTCCTGTATAACTTCCACCTTTAGGGTTCGGCGTCCCAGCAGGCGCGAGTTTGCCTTTAACCCAAGGCGTGTTTGCAGGATCTAGATTAGATTCCAGTGGTGCGAAGAGGGTCTGACGTGGATCGAAAGCTATCGACGGATAGTTACCTGAAGTGTTATAATCAGGATAGTGAACTGCACCAAACTCCGTCGTCATGCTCGGTTGATTCAGCGGTGCTGTCCCTGAAGCATAGCTTCCATGCGTGCCATAGCCTGAACCATACGTCGTTGAGCCTTCACCGAGGAGCTTATTCAGGCGGCGCACAGCATCCAAGGCTGTAGGATCTTGCTGAACCTTTTTGTAGTGCGCCTTGAGTTTTGCGACTGGAATCTCACCAGACCTGACCTTGGAGTGCTCCATGACATACTTGGCCTGATCTTGCCAAGCAAGTTCGAGCTTATCAATCTTTGCCTTGTCCTTTACAGGATGCAAGGTCTTGAGGATTACATCGAGGTCCTCTCGTGGAACAGGAACATCTACAGTATCGAGAACCTTGACCTCAGGTCCAAAGTCGAGAGGTAAATACTTGGCAGAAGAACTACCTGAATAGCTTTGGTTCGACGTACCTATCGGAGCGTGACCTGCTTTCTTTGCAGCCTTTGCAGTCGCAGGACTATATGAGCTTGCATGACCCCAACGACCTAGAATGTCACTACTCGCTGGAACTCCAAAGCCTTCCTTTAGAATCTTATCAGCATGTGACTTAGAACCTAACTGGGTCGTGAAACCTGCTATGTCCCTTGCTTCCTTGAACATAGCTGGAGGAAGCCAGGCTTGACTAAAAGGCCCACCAGTAAGTGCTCCGAGGGCTGCAGTTCCAACGTGCTTTGGTGCTATACCAAGAGCATCGATAGATCCCAGACCTAACATGAGCTGAGCGTCAAGAACTTTATTCCCGGTCGATCCGGTGCGCTTGAGTACCTCTTGACCTACGTCTGTCGCACCGAGCGCACCCTTCTCGTAGCCTGACTTAACGCCTTTAAGACCTTCCCAAGCTACGTCAGATAATGGCTTCTGCTCACTGCCTGTATTTCTTGTGTCAGCCCAGTCCAGTGCCGCACCAGCCATACGTCCTGGAACTTCTGAGGATGCACCAACAACACCTGAGATATGACCAAGTGTTTGCTTGACTGGTTCAGGTGTAGCTGCTTGGACTTTCTTTGCGCCTGTGACTACATCTTTGCCAAGAATCTCACCTACGTCACCGACATCCTGTGCGCCTTTGAATTGACCCCTGAGCTTATTTGAATAGTCACCTATAGCCTGAGCAGATTTCTTTGCAATAGCCTCAGGACCAATCTGTGAGGGATCTGGAACTGGTAAGGACTCATACCAGGACTTCGGAGTAGGTGGCGTGACTGGAAGATTTACGTCACCACGCGTAACTTTGCGAGGACGATTCGGATCGGTAGCGTCAGAGTACCAGTCGCGCGCCCCAGAAAGTGCGCGTATCGCCCGGTCGTAAAGACCACCGTAGCCGTATTCTTCAGATCCAGCCATCAGATTCTAAGCAGGTAGTTTGCCAGCCTTATCGTACTGAGCCTGAATACCTTCCCAGTATTCCTTGGTAGCGTTAGGATGAGCTTCTCGTTCTCTATCCTCGGCTTGCCTTCTTCTCTGAGCCATACTGAGATTTTGCCTCAAGGGCTTCATGCCGTCTGCGACGGCCTGTTCTGGAATCTGAACTTCACTTCGGCTCGTCGAAGGAACAACAATCGCGAGCAGACTCGCATAACCTTCACGCTCGGACTTGAGAAGTTGCTGCAAATCCTCTATGTGCATCCTGTGCGCCGCACAACCAGGACAAGTCTGTGGTAGCGTATAGGATTGCGAGCGTCGAAACCATTTAGTGAGCCACGTGGTATCCATACCTTGATCTTCTTCTTGGTCTCTTATGAAATAGCTTGACTGGTCTATCGGAATACTTCTTGTCTCTTTCGAGCTTTTCCATTCTACGATAGAATCCAGTCGTATCACCCGAAGTTTCTAGGTAATTAAGGACTTGGTTGAGCTTTTCTCTGTCCTCAGTTACCTTAACGCTCTGCTCGATCCACCTATGAACTTCCTTTATGAGATATCTACATCCATCATAAGGGTCGTCACCTTCGAACTCCATGACGTCCTCTGTTTTGGTGTCGTCATAGATACAAAGTGGGATGGTATCTTCGAGCGCGCCAAGATCCTTGTCCACGTAGAGTCGAGAGTCTTTGAAGATTTGGAGTTTCGGGAGATTTGTCTCTGGAGCCTCCGGCTCGAACAGAGAAGCATACTCGCGATACGCCTTCTCTCCATAGATTCTGAAGATCCTCGCTCCAGTGTCAATGGAAAACCCTTCCTTTGGTACAATCCTCGGTGGCTTTTCCTTCCACCTTAGGTATTCGTGCATCAGCATCTTGCCACTGATGCGATCATTGTCTGCTAAACTGATACTGAACCTCTGTTCTTGACCTGGAGGATTCAAGACATCAGCGAATTGCTGTAAAATTGACTTCATGTCCCCTTCGCGTCGCTTCGCTGAAGGGTCGATCACTACACTATCAATGACTTCATCTTGCGAGAGGCGCACAAAGTCCGATGCCCACTCAACAATCTTGCGATTCTTCTGTCCGTACTGCCTATATATGAAACACTGACCATTCGGAGCAATCGCGCCCCACCCAATCCACGTCATTGCAGCATGACCCCAGTCAATCGCAGCGATTCTGGGCCAGTATGCAGGAAGTGGGAAAGAACTTATAAGATGTACAGCCTTCTCTGGGTCGCCCGCAAAGTGCTCGAACCTGTATTCGTCGAAAACCTGACCAGTAAACGTCCACCAATCACCATATAGCTTGGCTTTCTTCTCAGCGAGTGGTAGTAATTGCAGACGGTTTATGTAATTCGGGTCTGCATCCATCAGGAAGTTGTTATCCGTCAACTTCGCTGGGATAAATATACGGTAGCTTTGTGCTACCTTGTCAAAGATCTTGGTATATCCGGCGCGCGCAGGTTCGACAAAGCGTTTGCGAACCCAAGCATGACCGACGTTACCAGGATTAGTTGCGCCACGTACAATCGCCGGAAGAGAGCTATCAGAAGTTCTACAACGAGAAGTTAAAAAGACGTATTGAAATTCTTCAAAAGCCGTTAGCTCATCGAAACCTATGTAGTTGTATTCCGCCGTGTCATGGCTTCTAGCATCTTCAGCGCGGAGCATATAGCTGAACTGAATCCAGGCTCCCGACGGAAATGTCCAGCGATGTTTTGTGTCGTTGTAGGTAGCTCCGAAAAGTGGGTAGATGTCTCTCGATCTGGGGATAAGAGATTCTTCAAGTTCCGGGAAAGTTCGACGGAAGATGATTCCTTTGAATGTTCCATTCTGATACCAACCTCGAACTATGGGGAGCATCAAGAGGATTTCTGACTTCCCCCCTCCCGCTGCTCCCCCATACATCGCCTCGAAAACGTTATCCGGAATCCTAATAAAGTCAGTCTGACGTTTATTTGGTTCCCAGACTTTGTTTCCTTCTATGAGCTGAAAGGGCATGGTCTGGGCTGAACTTCGATCTGAGCTGAACTTTGGCTAGCCTAGAGTGCCTTACAACTTACGGTTGCCCCCGCCGTCGGACACCTCGCGTGGGACGCTCCGGTCTGGACGCCAGTCGTCGACGCTGCACTTGCGACCCAAGGTCCTGCCTCGGCAAGCGCGAATTCGAGCGCCACAGAGGATAGAACCCAGCACGCCCTCGCGGGTAGAGCCATGACTTGATTCTGTAGTACAGTCGTTGGAACACCGAGCTGAAATGAGCTGGGCATTACTTACTCCACATCTTTCTGTCTTTCTTCGGTGTGGCGCGCACAAATTCCTTCGCTACGGAAGGCTCAATCTTCTGTGGACCTTTGAGCCCTCCGTGCGCGGCTGCTTGCATGAAACGATACTGCTTGCCAGATACAGCAGGCATCTGAACCTACCAAGTAATCATCGAGGCAGTTAGAAACGCGAGACCTGCCGCGATCAATCGATGCCAATTGGGTTGCGTTGGCTGCCACGTCGCAAGGATGAAGCAGACCAATGCAAAGACCAACAGGAGTAGATGAAAGACGGGAGGCATCTACTTCGCTGGAAGCTGAGTTGGCTTCGGCAAGACTGAACTAGCCTTTGGTGGATCGACCATCGGAAGTTCGACCTTTGGTCTGGTGAACTCAGGAGGTAACTCATCGGCTGGCTTGAGTTCGAGTCCAAGGTCTGGACCTGCGATCTTGATCGGAAGGGTCGGCTCATCCCACATTGTAGGATCAAACACTGGAGCCTCCGGTGGTTTATTCTCGGTATACCATTCCTCGGCCTCTTCCTTCGTCATTCCTCCGTCGCGCGCATGCTTGAGAATCGCTACGGCTTCGGAGAAGTCTTCGATCGAATCGTAGTCGCCTCCGAGCGCCACGTACTGAGCCTCGCTCATAACGAGCGCTTCGCCCGCGATGCTAACAATCACGTCCTTAGGGTAAGCCTTGACTTCACCTCCGTGGACTTCCTGCATCAGGTATCCACCCTGAAGATGAACCTTCGCTGCGTCAACTCCCACCGGAAATCCCGTTACTACCGTCGGCGTCGGCGTCGGGACTGCTGTTGACTTTGCTGTCGACGCTGGCTCGTACTTCTGTTCCGCCATTTGCATCTCCTTTAGGTTGGTTTCTCACAACCAGGACGTTGAAAGCCTTGGGTCCGTTGGTGCCCTCCTCAAACTCAAACGACACCTTATCGTTCTCTTTCATGTTCCGAAAAGGTACGGAGTTTCGTGACACCTTGGACCAGTGAAGAAAGTAGTCTCTTTCGTCTGAACCTTCAACGAAGGCGAAACCTTTTTCTAGAAATATCTTACGTACGTATCCTTCCATGTAATCCTCACCCTAACCGATTTCTATGACTGGGTAGTCAGTCTCTTTCTCTTGATTCGGAGTAAAGACAATTACTTGAGCGTTACTTGTCTGCTCCGCAACTACAATAGGCTTGGTTGCAGACATGATCGACGCTAGGTTCTTAGCAATCATGCTAAGTTCCTTTGCGTCCTTGTTCTCTAGCTTTTCGGGAGTTATGCCTGCAACCGTGACAGAAAGGATATCTAGGACTTGAGATCGAATAACATTTGTATTGTGATCAATCGCTTCAATGAGTCCTGGGCTTTCCTTGTCCTGGGAAGTTCGGCCGTGCTTGTAATGGTGAGCCATCGTAGAGTTGACTCCCCAAGCCCTAGCTGCCTCAGTAGATGTTCCAAGTTTGGCGGCACTGCCGATGAGCGCGCGAAAGATTGGGGGGACGTTGCCCTGCTGAGGATATCTTCCTCCGCGCTCTTCTGAAGTTTTAAGATGACGTCTACCAGCGAGTATAGCAAGTCTGACTGCATCATCTGCCGTCGGTTCGGTGGGATCGTTGGTAGTTTCTTCTAAGGCTTCGCTTACCTCATCTACAGGTTGAGGTTGAGCTGAAGGCGAAGGTTTAGTCAGCGGAATGTTCAAACGACGCAGCAAGTTGCTGGCGGAGTCTCGGCGCGCGTCTGCTTCTTCCTCAGATATAAACATAAAGATGGTCCCCTGGTCTGGCACAAACCTTGCAGGGCTTTACCGACTTAGCGTGTGCAAATTGTAGCAGAATCCAGAAAACTTGTCAAGTATGTAAAATTTACACCTGTTCACCGAATGAACAGCTAGGTTGTCACTTCTATTTTGTCATGTAGATTGTATGGGACCCTTTTATATATGGGACCCTTTATAAATTTGGCACAATCACATGTGGCAGAAACTTAGAATTAGACAGGCACGGTTTGCCGACAGCCTAGCCCCGCAGGGGCGAATGGGACCCGCGGAGCGGGACATACTCCCCCCGAGAGCATCGGGGGAGCATACCATCGGCCCGGATGTAACACGCGCGCCTAGAAAAAATAGGGCACTTGACAAAAATATATATAGGTGCTAAAATGTATCTATGGTCATCACACTAACACGCAGGCAATACCGCAGGCTCGGACGTTGGGCGGTATCGATGTTGCTTGCAGGTGGCGCGCGCTTGAGAGTAGTGTAAAGATTACATACTTGACAGGCGTGCTACAATGTATGTAGAGGTTAACGACATGGTAGCAATCTATATCTTCTCTGGTATCGGTATGCTTACAGTGGCGGCTCTGTCGCTGTATGCAATCGTTACAATCTTGGAAGGGTAAGCGATGAACTGTCATTGTATCGGTAAGCAATTCTGTATCTATTGCGTGCCAGCACTACGGAAGGTAGGCGGGCGCAAGCGGGCTTAGGGTGAACATCCGTGCAAGGGGTGAACGAAAAAAAAGTTTCAACACCCCTTGCAATTCGCTGGAAAGGTGCTATACTTAAAAGGTAGCAGGTTGGAACGGTAACACGGAACGCGCCAGATGGCGCAACAAGGTAGGTTTTACATGGCAAAGTTGAAGGCAGAGAAAGCGGAAGTCGCCCCGATTCTGATGGGCGGAACGTTGGATCTGGCGACCGAAATCGCTAAGCAGTCCGAGAACATTCGGAACCTGATCACTAGCGGCGATATCATCGCAGATATCACGGCGGCGAAGCGAACCGTAGAAAAGGTTTCATACTCGAAGGAATATCTGAGATTGAAGCCCACGAGCGGTCTCGGAGTTCTGGCCTTGCAGCCCGTGGAAACCACGTGGAAGGTCTCTGCGGACAAGGACGGTAACGATACCTCCGATTTTGACGGCCCATGCTGGGTTAAGGATTTTTACTACGGCAACGATCTGGGCGTCAAGAATCGTGAATCGCAACGTCTCGCGGTTCTGGTCGAAGGCCCGGATAAGGCGAAACAGGCCGCGGCGAAATCCCTCGCTAAGGCTTTCAACATCACAGAAGAGGAAGCCCTCAAGCGTATCAACGCGATGGAAGGCTAATCCCGGAGAATGGGCGAACGAGACTGCAAATCGTTCGCCCCTTTTTTGCCCCGATGTGAGAGTTTACGTCATGCAAACCTTGACATAGGCGCAAAGATACAAAATCGGCTCAGTTTTTCTATTGGGTTTCCCTTGTGATTCACATAGGTTTCCCATGCCATTCTAGGTGTTTTGTAGTGCATAGAATGGCTGTAAAGCCCACTGGCGCAACAATTTAGCGGAAGCCTACCCTTCCCTACCCTTTTTGGCCGGACTCGCCTATAGGGTGCCAGTGTAATAATTGCACGGTTGAGTAGAGTTCTTTAATTTTTTTTATTTTTTTTTTTTATATTATCCCTACTACCATCTATTAGGTAAAACTTACACTGTAAAGTTTACACACTACATATAGTGGCCTTGCAATAGGTAGGGAGGTATGGTATAATGCACTATACGCACTTAAGCCCTTTGTTTTCAACGGTTTAGGCCAGTTCAGTGTAAAAACTACACACTAGTAACATAGGAAAATCGCAAGAGAATAGCATGTGTAATACATGCGAAACATACGATTTTCGCTGGCCTACTGTAATTCAGGCCCATTGAGAGTGAGTTTAAGAGTATGTCCAAAATTATACCGGGAGAATACGATATAGTTTCTCGTCAATCCCTAAACCCTAAGCGATTACGTATCGCACATGAAACGACGTGCGAGCCTGCTACAGCGTATTTCTTGATTGCTGTAATGCACAATCACGCATTTCCCGGTGCGGCCCACGCTCCGCTCGTGAGGATGCGTAAGCCGAGAAACGGAAAGTTCGGATTACGTGGCGCGCGTGGATGGGGTGGCGTGAAACGTGGCAGAGCATATGTAAGCCTACCGATTGACCCTATGACAGATTCTAAGAAACCATATGGAAAGCTCAGAATCGGTCTAGTGTGTCACGAATACGCGCACGCGGTCGAGATGCTAAAGTTTGGAAGTTCCGATCATGGTGCGCGCTTCACCATGATTCTAGACGAATTGCTATTCCATACAGCGCAGTATTGGGAGAGATAACGTGACAAACGATGAAGCGAAGTCAAATGACGAAGTGAAGGAAAGTTCAGCCGTTCACCGGATGAACAGCGATCCCGAAGTGATAGACGCTGGCATCCAATCAAGCGAAGCCAAGATTCAGCCGAAGTCTAGTGAAGTGAAAGTCGAAGTTCAGCCTAGCGATACTCCGATACAGGAAAGGCTAAAAAGAGCGTATATCGATGAATACAATACGCTCAAGGTATCGGATATGAAACCTGAGCAAGTGAGGTTTCACATCGCAGATATCGAAGACAATATCAAGATTCTT